ACGCCATATCTTTTATCGTCGCTGTCTGCATCTTCATTAAAATGAAACTTTCTAACTTGCCAACTTTTTACAGTAGCCCAAGCATCTTGAGCGTCTTCGATGTTTTTCTTTTCACGCTCGTCAGAAAGGTTAGAGTTATTTCCTTGATAATTATGCAACCCTCCGTTTGCTGTAAAGTATGCACGAGGCCCAACATTATCCGTCATATATAAAAAGAAATTACTGCTATTATTCGGAGCCTGTGCCGTAAACTGAATCAGGTTTCCTAGTAGCTGACCAGAACTAGCTGTCATATTATGTGCGTAACTCCACCCCGCACTAATGCTTGAGGTCTGAACAATATTTCCCGATGTTTGAATACGAAATTTGTTCGAGCCATTTGTATAAAAGTCCATATTGTTATTATCGACTTCGTATATTATTCGACCCAAGTATCGGTCACTGGTTGCAAGATTTTTACCAAAGTTAATAATGCAAGATTTGTTTACTGTCCCATTTATTAATGACAGATTCATTTCAGCAGATGCGCCGCCATCGCCCTGAACAGTGAATATCTCACCAACACCACGCACATCTAGTTCGCTGTGTGGAGAAACTGTGCCAACGCCAACAGTATTATTCGTGCTGTCAACCTTCAAAGTGCTGGTGTCAACAGTCAGGTCGCCAGTCAATGTAGTAGAGCCACCCACTGTAACGTCCTGACTGAACTCGCCAGAGAAGACAGAGAAGGTATCAAACCCAAGGATTTCCAGCGTGTCACCTGCTGTGGCACCGCTATCAAGAACAATGCTAGTGCCAGAGGTGGCAGTGTAGTCGGACTTGTCCAGCTTTACGCCGTTGAGGAACACATCGGTAAACTCCGCATCGGTGTAGCTCAATGTGCGGTTATGGTCGTCAGTACCACTAAATGTGGTTTGACCAGCAGTAGCCGTGTAGATAAATCTTCCACGAATACCGCCAAGCGGGTTTCCGAGATAGGCCATTAAGTAATCTCCAAGACCGAGAGTATAGTATCAACACTGTTTGCTGTATTGCTTGTGACCTTTAGAACATCAGACGCTTCCATAACTACTTTTTGCTCACCCCCAACAGGCACAAATGATGAGCCAGTCCCAATGGGAGCGTCCTTAATGAGATGAACATTATCTCCATCATTGTTCTCAAGAGTGACATCTACCGTGACAGCAGAGGAAACAATGTTAGCAATGGTCATGCCAATAATTGTCGTCTGTGTACTTGCAGGGCAGGTGTAAATAGTCATTGCAGCGTCAGCAGCAGTGCTGGAACCGTCAAAAGTTTTTACCTTAAATGTGTTAGCCATCTGTTACCCCAATGCGATTGCCAAGGCGACAGCAGTGCCAGCTTGGTCAACGTCCAAATTAGCACGAGCCGCAGATGCTGTCGATGCGCCCGTGCCGCCATCAGCAACAGCAAGGTCAGTGATGCCAGTAACTGTGCCCCCGCTAATCGTAGCAGAGGTAAACGATGGACTAGTCATTGCCACTGTACCGTCATTTATGTCTGCCAAGTCAGCCATAATCTCACGAAACGCATTGTTTACATGAGATGGGAACATAGCGTTCTCACCAAGCGGCACATCCTGAACGTCTGTATTGTTGGCGGCTGTATTGTCGTACTCTGTAATGTTTGCTTTAGTCATGTCAGCCCTCAATCAACTTAGGAGAGCGGCCCTCTGCGGCAGCTATCATAATCTCTGTATTTAACTGATTTGCCTTTACCATTTCATTGCGAAAGCTCTCAATGGCAGCACCTGCCTGATTAGTCTGACGACCATTCTCAATCATCAATACAGGCAACATTGCCATAGAGCAACCCCACTCAGCCACCTCTTCTCCAGTTTGGGGGTGGGTACCGCGAATCTCAATAAACCACGCACACTCCATCTGCTTGCAAGGCTCAAAGTTATTGAGTGGGCAGTTATGTTTGACTTCCAGCTTCATGGATTAGTCTTTCGTTGCAATGATTACATCAACATAAGAGACATCAAGGTCTATTGCTGTGCCAGTAAATGTTGCCGTAGAGCCTGAGTGGGTGTGGGTGGCAGAGCTACCTGTAGGAGATGTTCGACCGATGGTGGCCTCTGTAGAATCAGCAGCAGTAGCGTACTTAAAGTCATTACCGCCATCGCCTCCAGCACCTCGCGCTTTTGCGACTTGTGTAGTTGAGGTGGGGTCAGCGTCTGCTGTACTTTTAATGCTAGTAGTAAAAGCAAAGTGTCTGTGAGAAGGTATCTCTGAGATACTCAGGGCGTGACCAGCAATGGTAAGTGCAATAGTACCCGCAGGTGTTTGGCTTGCAAAAGCTGTCTCAAAGGCAACGCTACCTCCAGTGCTTACAGTGCCGCTAGTGATACGCAGAGCCTTGTCGTTGTGTGTAGTGTCTTTTGTCCAGCCAGTAGGTGCGGCGGTTTGCTGAAACAGCATCTTGGTGCCAGACGGGAAAGCGTCAATGGTGTTACTGCCAATGGTTGCGGTATCAAAGGACGGAGATACTAGCTTAATAGTGCCATCATTGACATCAGCCAAATCCGCAAGTATTTCCCGCAACGCATTATTAATTCCCGCAGGGCTGCATCCCTCGTCGATGTTCTGACCCTGCACATCAGTATTTGATGCGGCAGCATTTGCATAATCTCTAATACTATTCTTAGCCATAGTTTTATTCCTGTCCTAAAAGTCCACCTGAAACCATCCCGCTTGCAGCAGGAACAAGAGATTGGCCCACAGTGCCAGCACCAGAAAAAAGGCCGCGAGTAATCGGAACGCCAGCGCGTGAATATAGTGGAGCAGCAACCCCTGCTGTTCCTAAGAGTTGATAAAGAGGCCCTAAATTGCCGCTAAGTGCCTGTTGACCGATGCCCAAACCAGTTAGCGGAGCAACCAAAGCACCCTCCCCTCTGCGCCTACCTAGAACCTCTTGTGCCGCTTGAGCAAACTCTTGGTCTGGCAATTTTCCTCTAGCAGCCGCTCTTGGTTCTTGCTGCCTCATAGACTGCATAAGCTGTTTAGGGGTATAGTCGCCACCTTCTGCAATGGCCTTATTTACAGCCTTTTCAATAGGAAGAATGCGCTTATAGGCTTCATTTACATTAGCAAGAGCTTCGGAGCCAGTCTTATCTTGACGCGATAGCTCCTGCCTGAAAGCAGCCTTAACATCATTGAGGGCAAAGGCAACATCTGGGCGACCAGTTTTCATTTTTGTTTTTGCGGCAGAGCCTAAGCGAGACTCAATTTCTTTAAGAACCTTTCCATCAACCTTACCCGATTTGGGCATCTTAGAAAAAATATTACCAACAAGGTCGTTAAACTCTTTTAAGTCTTTCCCATAAAGAGTGGGTTGAACATCGACAGCTTCTGCAATTCCTCTTTGAACTGCCTGAGTCATCTCTTCGGCATAACCAACACTTAAAGAAGGAATAACTTTCCCATACTCTTCCGAAATAATCTCTAACGCTTTATCATAAGCTTGAGTGCCGCCCATTTCTTTAGCATCTGGAAGAGACCTGCCGATAGGCTTCAAAGCCCTGTTCATTGTTGCCCCTGTAAAGCCAGATATAGCTCTGCCTCTAGCTTGCTCAACAAATTCCCTAACAACAGGAATAGCACCCATAGCGGTTTCGATGCCCCTAGGAATACCCCCCATTGCCTGACCTGCCGTAACAGGAACACCCTCTTCAATCAATTTTTTAGCTTGCTCAGATACTTTAGGGAGTGCGGCACCAATAGTACCTCCAAGTACGCCGCCTGTTGCCGCACCTACTCCAGCACCAGCCAAACGCCTACCTTCTTCAGCAGCACCTGCGCCATACAAGCCCCCCTCTATTGCACCTGCTGCGGCAGCACGAGCGGGAGCGCTTCTCAATGCAGAAGACACCCGCGCAAGACTTGGAGATGCCTGAGAAGCACGAGCAGCAGAAGGAAGAAGTGTCGCACCTTGAGTGGCGCGGGTTGCGGCAGGAAGAAGCGTTGCACCTTGAGCGGCGCGACCCAAAAGACCAATTCCAAGAAGTGATGTAGGAATTGATGCCGCTACTTCAATCGGATATGCAAGCAGAGGAGACTCATCTCTAAACTTTGAAAGAGCCTCCCTTTCTTCAGCAAGAGTTTCTTCATAAGTTTTATCTCCAAGAGACAAAGCAAGCGCGGTAAGCTCATCCCCAAAGCCAAATGTCAAACCCTGCCCAGCAGCACGAGCCACATCATAAAAAGTTGAAGATGAATCATCATCCTTCGCTCTATTCTTTTTGCGCTCCAACGCCTTCTTTGTAAGCTCTTCTTTAGATGCCATAATAATACCTAGTTCAATCCACGCCACTCTAAACGCTGCTCATACGGAGTGTCAGCCCAGTCATCCTCATCAAGACCAGCATCAAGAAATTCTTGAGGAATCTCAAAGGTGGGCATAGACACTACATCGTGAGATAGCGCACCCTTAAAGTCTCCAGAAGAGGCATTGTAAAATGCTGTATTACCACGATATGTCTGATATTTTTCTTGCAAAACTGACTGAACCGCACGAGCTACAATTTTAGGGTCTGTTGTCCAATCTCCAAGGTAATTACCAAGACGTTCCATTACACGCCTAGCATCCTGCTCGGTCATAACACCGCCACCAACAACCTCTTCCCTAAACATACCCAAAAGACCCTGCTGCTCACCTTGAGCCAAACGTCTAGCAGCTTCTTGAGGAGACAAATCAGCACCAAAAAATGTTTTAATATCCCCGCCCCAACTTTGCAGCTTTCCTTTAATACCTTTTTCAAGGTCAGGAAGTTTGTCAAAAAATCTTTGAGCATTTCTAAATTGACCAGCAACTGTATTCAAATCAGTATACTCATCTCTAAGTTCTTTACGAGATGCTATTCCCTTGCCCATTATTCCAGTGCTTGATGGAACATACTGATTTGTGTCAATAGGCTCAAACGTAGCTTGGTCTACAACCTGCTGAGTTTGAGTATCCGTAAGGGTTCTAATAAAATCACTTGGATTGTCTTTGTTTACATACAAAGAAGGATATTTATATCTAGTTCCAACTCTTCCTGAACCAGACGCCCTAGCCAAATCAGCCTGAGCTTTCAGCGCATCAAGCATAGGCTTTTGCACAGCTTCTTGCTCTGCCGCTCGTAAGGTGGGAAGCATACCAGCAACACCCATTGGGGTAACAGGTCTTAGGTCTGCTGGGTCATAAGACATCATAGGTTGAGCCATACGCTGTGCCTCATAGAAGCGCATAACATCAGGAATGTCCCTAACTCCCTGAGACAGAGGCTGGGCAAACTGCTGACCAAGAAGCCCTGCTGTTTGGCCTATGCCACGACCAATGGACTGACCAGCATCAACTGCACTAGAGCCAAGACCAAGAAGACCAGAACGAATATCAGATAAAAGAGCCATAATATAACCTACCGACTTGGCCTTGGAACTGGGCCACCTATAATACTTCCAGATTCGAGGTCAAGGGGGCCACCTGAACCAAGATTCGGCCTTCCCAAACCACCTAAAAAGTCACCAAACATGCCAGTCCCATAATCAATAAGCTGACCACTAATCGCACTTTTTATCTTGTCGCCAGTGCTATACTGAGGTGCTGAGTAAACAGGTCTGGTTTCTGTTTGACCAAATGTTGCCCCAGAAATAAGGTCTTGATACTCACGCAGAGATTGAGCCTCTTGCTGTCTGCGAATCAGGTCTTCCTGAGATAGCAAGCCAGCAAGCTGTAGCTGACGGTCAATATCCCCAAACCCAAGTGCGCCAATATCTGGAGCAAGACGGGCACCCGCTTCCATAGCACCGATGCCCAACCTGCCAATATCGGCAAGGCCAGTAGCGGCACTAAGTTGACGTTTAAGGTCGGCTTGCTGCGCTTGAAGAACAGCAGGTGCGGCAACACTAGCAATGCCTGAACCAAGAGCCTCACCAAATAGACCACTACCCAAACGACCCGCTTTACCAAATTGGCTGGTTGTACGTTGAATCGCGGGGGATATCGCGCTTTCTAAAGCAGCCTGAAACTCTGGTGTCGATGTTGTTGCAGGAGCAGCCGCAAGACGCTCAAACACCTGCTGTGCAGGAGAAAGAAAGGAACCAGCCCCACCAAGAAGCCGACCTGTTGCAAACTGCGCTTCTGGTGTAAGTGGTGTACCAGCTTGCGCCATGCCAATTCCCTGTTGAATGGCAGAAAGCTCTAGGGGGGAAAGTTGCTGATACTGGCCTAATTGACCAGATTCAAATAATTTTTGAGATTCGGTAGCGGCCTGTTCAAGCAGGGGCTGAATATAAGCGGGGGCTTGTGTGTTAAACTGTGCCTGACCTACAGATGGCCCCTTTGGTTTTGGTGCAAGCGCACTACCAACAGCAGTGCCTATCATGCCACCCACAGGGCCACCAAGAGCAGTGCCTACTGCGGGAGCCAAACTACTTACCACACTACTCATTTGTTAAATCCTTTTCAAAAACCCTAGAGCGTTCTTTGTAGCCGCCAAGGGCTTTTCCCCAGCCAGCGCGACCATTTATCAACACTTTACTACAGCCCTTATCTTTTGCCAAGTTTTCTATGTGTTCTGTCATTTCAACTAACTCTTTCAAATCGCCGCCAGCAAGATGATAAAGAAGGGCTTTGGTTAAACGACTTTCAATAACCTGAGTAACTATCGCGCTATCTTTTCCCATCCATAAATCTGCTTGATTTCTAGCCAGCATATCCCTGATATCATCTATATCAAGCATCCCATCGCTGTACTCTAAGGCATCAACAAGATATCTCTTAGCCCTCACCCAATCCTTACTTCCTCCCCTGTAAATCATCAGCCTATTATAACGTATGCAATACTACTGCTATGACCATGATTTTTGTGACCAACAACAAAGCTACCATTGGCACGGGAGCTAATATATGGGTCAACATCATAATAATGAGAGTCAAGCCCAACAAACAGAATAACGCTATTAACACTGGCACGGCGGTCAGTCACAGTGGTTGACGTTGTCCCGCTTGCAGCCGTAAATGTTCCTGTGCTGTTAATCTTGCCCTCCATGATGTTGTTTACCACTTCAGAAATCTGACGAGGTGAACCACCTTCTTTGGGAAGATTGCGGAACTGATTAGCCATTATCTACGGCCTCTAACCTGACCATCAACGTCAATGCCCTGTACATTCGTCCAGCTTCCGCTCAAGTTAATACGAACACGGTGAAAGCGACCAGAAGACCGCACAGGACAAAAGTTGTCGGCATTTAGGCTTGATGCTGTGCCAAAGGTGACTTCGGCGTTACCAGAATCCCTAGAGGCAACTTGAGCAGTAACGGTAAGAGGTGAACCACCATCGTTTTCAATGTACGGAATAATTCCACTTACAAGAGAGCTTCTTCCCGCTTGCAGGTCGAACTCGCCAGTCTCAACAATGGCGTCTAAGTTATCACCTGTGAAGGTTTGAATCTTTTTGTCTTTTGCCCCAGCAAAGAAAAATTCACCACCCTTGTAAACTGCGGAGTCAAGAGAGCTGGGCAGTGTGTCCAAGTTGGTGGAAATGGTAGCAAGACCCTCAAGCGTGTAGCCAGCCGTAAATAGAGGTGCCATTGCATCCAAGCCAATGCTGGCTGTACTCCAGCTATCTATTGCGTAGTTGTAAATAATAAGCTCGTCAGGTGTTCCATCACCAGAGTCAACACTAGGATAAGACCACACAACAATCTGACGAGATGGGTCAACAACAGCACTCATACGCGCAGCATTGTTAGACTGAAACCTTTTCAGGAAAAATCTGTTTACCTTCTCTGCGCCAATGGGTTTAGAAGAGCTACCGTCAAATACATAAAAACCATCGTCAGAAAGATAAAATACATTGCGACCAAGAGTGGCAACAGAACCAGAAACCTTACAGCCACGTTGCAACTGAACTTTATCAAATTCAAAAACAAGCGGCGAGCCAACATACTGTGCGCGTACAATTCCCTTCTCCATTAGGATGGTTGCATATTCACCACCAACAAGACCAGTAACAGCACCCATATCTGAGATGTCCTGAAAGTCTGCCTGTGTGTTCGGGTCAACAGCCCAGCTATCATAATCACCAATGCCAGACCATCGAACACGATATGGCTTCTCACCATCAGTCGTGTCATTGGTATAGCCACACATCACAAAGTCACGCACAACAGCAATAAACCGTGCTTTAGGTGGGGAGCCGCCTAAATCAGCAAATCGACCACCCCCTGCTGCTGTAATTGTTTGGATAGGGTCACTATAATTAGTGGCAACAACATTTTCACCAAACTGGACAAACCGCCAGACGTAGCCAGTACCCGTTGTATAAGATGCGTCAGATGTTTTTGAAATATCGTCAAGACTCGAATCCGTAGCGTCAAATTTGTAAAGAGAGTTTTCATCGCCAACATATATTGCAGCAGAGGCTGAGTCATCCTTTGCAGCAAACAATCCACGAATAAATTTATTTGTTGCACCAGAAAACGGTAGAACATCGGGAAGGTTTGTGTACCCATTTGCGGCAGGAACAACATTGGTTGCTACGGTGGCTCCAGCATTTTTATACGGAGGCTGGTCAGGTAAAAATTGTCCTAGCTTAATCATTGCACACCCCAAGTTTCAGAGCCTTCAGAAACAACAGTCCAAATCTCTGTTCCTTCAGATACCTCTGTCCACGTTTCACCACCTTCGCTAACTATAGACCAGTCTTCGCCCAAAATCTCTACATCTGTTTCTCCAACAGAAATAATAGCAGACAAGGAAGATGCGCCATCAAACTGACCCGTTGCAACAGCAGCAATAATTGCCTCAGTAGCAGGAGTTGCAGCACCTGTTGCAAGAATACCGCCAGCAGCAGTCATGGTGGCTGGGCCAACAACTAAAGATGCGCCAAACTGTACTCTAATGCCCTCTGAGGTGATTGTAACGGCAACGCTTGGGCTACCCTCACCAAACTGTATTCTTATGCCTTCTGACGTTACTGTGGACGATGCAGACGGTGTTGAGGCACCAAACTGAATCCTAATACCAGATGATGATACAGTTGCTGAAACAGAGGGTGTAGCCTCACCTTCACGCAGGGCTAACGTATTCCAAAACGCAGCGTCAAGAGCCTGATTAGGTAGTTGCTCTAAGTAACCCCAGTTATCAAGCTGCTCAAGGTTTGGCCCTACAATGTCAGCCATAACTAAGCTGCCGTAATGTCAATACCTGATGCAGCAATCTTAAAGATGTCACCGTCAGCGATAGTTTTTGATGTGGTTAGCGCAGAGTGGAAAAGAAGGTTGCCGCTCGTTGACGCATCCCAGAGGCCGATATGAGTAATCGTTCCAAAATCACCACCAGAAGCAGCAGGAAACTCAACGGCACCACTATTAGAAGCAGTACCAGATGAAGCAGCACCGAAAGCAATGGTTTGACGAGCATATCCATTCCCGCTTACTTCTGTGCCCGTTCCAGCATCTGTTGGGTCGGCAGTGTGCAGTGCAACATAAACATTAGATGGCGAGGACGTACTAGACGTTCCAAGAAAGTGGTCGAGAAACTTGTTCTCAAGGTAATCGCTCATTGCGCTCATGTCAGTTCTCCGTAATCAGATTTCATTTGAAGCGCAGAACCAGCTTGCTTGCTCCGCTCTTCTTCGCGCTTAACTTCATCAATAGCCCGTGTAAACAACTGTTCATACACAGTAGTTTTCTGGTCGTCCATCAAATATACACTAGCCGCAGCCAAAGAACCATAAAGATATGCGTCTGGATGACGAGTCAGTATCTCATTGGTGCTGTTACTATCAGAAAGGTCTGGTACGCCTTCTTGATACACAATCTCTGCCGTGTACGATGAGTCAGGCTCTGGAGCAAACTTAATCTCACCGCCGATAATAGTATACGCACGAGGCTTGCCTTGTGCATTGCTTGCGTACAACTCATCCAGCTTTGCTGGTGTGTAATACTCAAGAACCTCTTTAGGAGATGTGTTTAGCTTAACCAAACGTATGGAGCGCAGGTCTGTCGGCAAAGAAACGTATGCGTCACCACCCACAAGAGTCGCCGTAGCCCTCTTCTCCTGACTACGAGCGTTCATCTCACGAGACATGCGAGACTCTGCAAGAGATATAAAATCTGGGATTTGCGTGGTCAAATCATCACGAGCCAAAAAGTTGGCAATAGATGTTTTTAGCTCAGAATAATTTGTAATAGCCATTATACGCTGCCGCCGCCAGTCCTAAAGAACCTGTTATCATAATCATTCAGCCACTTCTTCCAAGCCTTCGGATTATGCTTTGGTTCACCCAACTCTTTAATAAGCTGATGATACAGAGCCGAAGGTATTTCCGCAACCTTCTGATGGTGTTTTTGTGTATTACCAATCAGAGAGTCTTGCCTGTAGCTGTTTCGCTCTTCCCTGTTACGAGAAAGCATAGCGTCTACGTTCTGCTTACTCTCGTAAATAATCTTGCCATCTTCGTTAAAATGCGCCCACGTTTCCTTACCAGAAAGAGGGTCAGACGTAACAAGTCTTTTCTTCATCTTTCTCCCCAAAAGTAATGGGGGTAGCCGAAGCTACCCCCTAAAGACTTACGACAGGTTGTAAACCGCACCGTGAGCTTTTGGTGCAGATACTTTCAGAGTAAATTCCGTAATGATTTGGAACTTCTCTGAGTCACCCGTTTTAGCCAAATCGTCAACCGTGAAGTTACGGTTGGGAAGTGTGCAGATGCTTGCGTAGTCACTGTCGAGCAGATACACGCGGTCATCTGAGGCAAAACGGTCAATGACCACATCAAGCTGCCCATAGTCGCTGAGATACAGCGAAACCGACCCAACAATAGCTGCCTCACGAGGAGCAGTATAGTTGATTTGGTTGGTAGCAACTGAACCACTGTTCAGGTCACTAAAGGAAGCCTTCTTAGCAGGAGAAACAACGAGCATGTTCGGCTGACCACCATCGGTGTAGGCAGCTTGCATAGCAGCGTCAATCATAGCAAGAGTCATGGTGCGATTCGTGCCATCCATAGCAGGAACGTGCGTGCCAGTGCCAACACCTGCATTGAAAGCAGTTTCGTCACTAGCGATAGATACGTTGGTAATCCAGCTTGACAGAGTACCAGCTTTACGCGGGTCAGATGCGCTACGAGCCGTATCTGAGTTCAGATACTTTTCTATGTCGCGCCGCAACTCAAGTCCTTTAAGAACTTTTTGGTATGCGACTTCCGCATCACGCCCCGCCTTATCAACAGCGTCCAGAGTGCCAGAAACTTGTGCATCTTTCTGTGAAATCTGCATGTAGTTTCCGAGGCGAGTCGTAGCTGTCGGGGTTGCGTATGCTGCATCAGCACCTTCGTTTTGGTAATTGGTTGCTACGGCAGCAGCCAATTCTTGTACTTGCCACTCGACAAATACACCGTTACCCGTTTCTTTCCGCAGAGCAGAAAAAATTGGAGTTTCATCTGGGTCGATGCGAGTGATTACATCACTCAGGTCTTCCCGTTCACCAACTGCGTTGGCTGTAGTAAATTGTGCCATTTTAAGACCTCATTCTCTCTAATAGTACGGCGACAGCATCATCTTTGCTGCCAGATTTATTTAGGCGTTCAAGTGCCTGTTTCTTACGATTAGCATTAGCTTGAGCTTTGGTCGTTGGTTTGCCTGACTTAGTGACCTTCGGGGCTTTCTTTACTTTCTTCTCAGCTACTGGCTTTTTAGCCATCAACTCATCGTAAAGATACGCCTTGCGAAGTGCCAATACTGCTCTACTATCCGATGTGGCAGCAAGTTCAGCTTCAGAAAAACCTAAGTTGCGTTGAGCGTAAGAGATAATAGCTTGTTTCTCTTTTGCTGCAACGTCAGGGTCTTTCCAGTCTGGCAAGGCTTCAAGAAGTTTCTCTTGCTCTTTTACCAAGTGAGCTTGATGCTGTTGCACAAACTCCTGCTGACGTTCTTCCTGTACACGCACCTGTTCGGCTTTTACTTTTTCTGTCGCTTCCTTGCGGTCACGATAAGCCTCACGTTGACGCATATACTCCATCGGGTCTTCGCTGTAGAGATTATCCCAGTATTCTTGGGGCTTCTCTTCAGCAGAGCTTAGTTGGGCTTCTAACGATTGCAAAGCTTGTGCATATTGCTCTCGTTGCTGCGCTAGGGCGGCTACCTCTACTTCCGAGTTCTTGCGAATCTCAGCAGCTTCTTGCATCCGCTTTTGTGCAGCCTGTTCCAACTGATAAGATTTGACAAGTTCGTCAGCAGTGACGTTCTTCTCTTCACCATCAATCTTCACAGTGTAGTATTCTGTCTCGTCCTCGACTTCTTCAATCTCAGATACGTCAACATCATACTCTTCATCATCATAATCCTCATCAGCTTCGGATAGCTCTTGCGCGTCCTCGGCCTCAAATTCATCTTCAGATGTCGCCTCAGTTTCTTCGACCTCAATGGCCTCTTCAACTTCGGCTACAGGCTCTTGAGCATCTCCGCTTGCCTCTTCAGGGGCGTTGGTGTTCAAGAGAAGGTCAACAGCTTGACCCTTACTAAGTGACTCTCCAGTTCCTAACAGGGTGCTGGGTTCATCGCTCATTTCGTTTCTCCTCTATAAATCTTTAAGAGCCTAGCTCTATCTTTGCTAAGTTGCCTGTCTCGACAACCTCATTCAAATGGCCTTGCACCACCATTAGTGCTTGGTACATCTGAAATAGCGTTTCTCGTTCATCAGCAGATGACGAGGGATTTTTCCAAGCGTCCAAGTAAGTCTCCTCTAACTTACTAAACGCCTCCAAGATAAGAGGGTCACGAAGCAATGCTTTTGCGCGCTCACCCCTATCTTGCTCCCCCCTTAGTTTCCCTTCATTCATTCACATCTCCTTGTTGCAAAAATATCACACAATGCTTTTTACGCAAGATATTTTATACACGAGGTAGATTTATTGATGTTTCTATGCCAGAGCGCACTTTTTCTGTACGAAGCTGCATTTCAAATTCAAGCTCTTGGCGACGAAGCT